TCAAGACTAGCTCAATCAGGTAAAGTAGAGTTACACTTTATTAAGGAATGGTTGGGTCATAAATCGTACAACATGACGCTTAGATATGCACATTTAATGCCTAAAAATCTATTAAAAGCTGTGTCTATACTTGAGGACTACAAGTAAAGTACCCATAGTAGATAGCACAAATTAACACATAAACTTATAGGAGTTAATATGACCAAGATATTAGAAATAATGCCTACTTTCCCTGACCAACAAGCTAATGAAAAAGAGATGGCTATTGCAGGGACTACAAGAACCAATAAAAGACTTCATTCTCACATTGAGAGAGAAGAAGAAAGTGTTACCAGTTATGGTAAAGTAATGGTAGCCAATACAATCAGACCTTTAGCAATGCACATAGGAGATTGGATTATAAACACCGCTAAGCGGACTGTATGTAAACCACCTATTGCTTTCACTAAGTTATGTGAAGTTCAACCTGAGATATTGGCTTTAATTACTGGTAAACATATTATTAATACTATTACACAATATAAACCATTGACTGCTACATGTATTAGTTTAGGTGGTAAAGTTGAGACTGAGATTGCATTAAAGAATTTCAGACACTTAAACCCAGAGTTATACGACACAGTCAAGCAAGACTTAGACAAAAGGTCTTGGAATTATACTTATAAACGTAGAAAACTTAGAGAGAGTGCTAAACGTGATGAAATCATGTCTTGGGAAGAGTGGACTACACCTACAAAATTACACGTAGGTTTAAGATTAGTAGAACTTATGATTGAGTCTACTGGTATGATTGAGATAGGTTTAGAAACTGTCAAACATAAAAAAGCTAAGATTATAAAACAGACTCAGAAGACTAGAGAATGGATTAAAAATAGAAATGCTTTTAATGAATTACTTAATCCTGACTACATGATGACTGTAATGCCGCCTAAGATGTGGTCTACAGTGCATGGTGGCGGTTATTGGACTAAGGAATTACCAGAGTTAGATTTAGTTAAACAAAAGAATAAATTGTTTGCTAGAGAGTTGGCTAACTTTGACATGCCTAAAGTATACAGGGCGGTAAATGCTATGCAAACAACCGCATTTAAAATAAATAACTACATACTAGGCGTTATGGCTGAGGCTTGGGATAGAGGACTGTCTATAGGTGGTATGCCACCAATTACAAATCTTACAGTACCTAACAAGCCTCACGACATAAAAGACAATAAAGAATCAAGACGTAAATGGAAGAAGGAAGCAGTTGTAGTGCACACTGAAAATGCACGTATGTTTTCTAAAAGAATGTTGTATGCAAAAATCTTACACTTAGGTGAAAAATTTAAAACTTATGCTACAGTATACTTTCCAATGCAATTTGATTTTAGAGGTAGAGCATATTGTGTTCCTGCTTTTCTTAACTACCAATCTATCAACGGTGCAAAAGCATTGTTGTCGTTTGCAAAAGGTAAAGCAATCACAAAAGAAAACAAAGGTGATTTTTGGTTGGCTGTGCATGGAGCTAATATGTATGGAGCAGACAAAATATCATTAGAAGACAGAGTACAATGGGTTGAAGACAATGAAGATTGGATTTTAAAATGTGTTGAAGACCCTTTTACAAATAGACAATGGGAAGACGCAAGTAATGCTTTTCAATTTTTAGCTTGGGCTGAAGAGTGGAAAAGATTTAAAGCTGAAGGTTATGGCTTTGTATCTAACATTGTAGTTAATGTTGATGGCTCTTGTAATGGTTTACAAATTTATTCATTAATGCTTAGAGATGAAAAAGCAGGTGCATTAGTAAACTTATTGCCAAGTGACAAGCCAAAAGACATTTATCAATTAGTTGCAAATTCTGTAACTGATAAGTTAAAAGAACATGTTAAAGAAGGTAAACCTTACGCTCAGCAATGGCTTGACTATGGAGTTAAGCGTTCAACAACCAAAAGAAGTATTATGACTATCTGTTATGGAAGTACCAGATATTCTTGCACTGACTTTGTAGTTGAAGATTTAACTAAACGTAAAGACAAAGGAGAGGTTCACCCATTTGTTGATGACATGTTTAAACCTGCATCTTATTTAGCTAGTATAATATGGGATAGCATTGGTGACAATTTAAAATCAGCAAGAGTAGGAATGAAGTTCTTACAGGATATAGCACGTATTGTGTCTAGGTTACAGTTGCCTATACACTGGGTTACGCCTGTTGGCTTTCCAGTATATCAATCATACCCTGAAATGAAGTCTAAAAGAGTTAAGGCTATGTTAATGGGTGAGGTTATTAAACCTCGTATTAATACTGAAAAAGATACAACAGACAAATTGCGAATGAGTAACGGAGTTGCACCTAATCTGGTTCACTCGGTAGACTCTGCCGCAATGATTGAAACTGTAAATGTTGCAATGGATAATGGTATTATTAACTTTTGTAATGTTCACGACTCGTTTGGTACTACTGCGGCTGACGTAGAAGTTCTAAACACAAGTCTCAGAGAAGCATTTATTAATATGTTTACTGAAAATGATATATTAGAAAATTTCAGAAATGACGTATTGAGACAGTTACCTGAGAAATACCATGATAAGTTACCTGAAGTTCCTCAAAAGGGTAATTTAGATATTAATAAATTGAGGAAAAGTAAGTTCTTTTTTGCATAGACAGAAAAGTACCCCTACTAGACAATAAAAAGGAGACATATATGTCAAAAAACAATAATGTAAGGATTGTAACACCAGTTGGCGTTAGTCAATACGCATGGCTTACAACCCCTGATACACAATTTGATGCAGATGGTCATTATAAGACTAATCTTATTGTTAAGTCAGACGAGTCTCAGTCAGTTGTCAAAGCGATTGATAATGAGATGAAGAAAAGTGTTACTCTTGCTAAAGAGAAGACTAAAGGTAAAGAACCTAAGATGGCTAATCTTCCATACGAGGAAGAAGTTATTGAAGGTAAACCTACTGGAAATCATATCTTCAAGTTTAAGACTAAAGCTAAAATCATAACTAGAGATGGAAAAGTTATTCCAAACAAAGTTGCTATCTTTGATAGCTCAGGGAAACCTATGATTGATGCTAATGTTTGGTCAGGTAGTGAAATGAAAGTATCAGCAGAGTTGATACCATATTACACTGCAATGGCAGGAGCAGGAGTTAGCCTTAGATTAAGAGCAGTGCAGATAACTAAACTTGTAGAGGGCGGAGCAGGTAACTCAAAAGGTTATGGCTTTGATGAAGTAAAAGATGGTTACGTTGCACCAGAAGATAAGACATTTGAAAATGAAGTGGCACAATCGCAAACTGACTTCTAATCAAGTAGGTCTAAAGTACGGATTTAGGTCAGGCTTAGAGATAGCAATATCAAAAGAGCTTGACTTAAATAAAGTTAAATACGAATTTGAAACAATTAAATTAAAATACACTGTTCCAGAAAAAGTACACACTTATACTCCTGATTTTTATTTAAAAGAAAAAGAATTTTTTATAGAGACTAAAGGCTTATTTACTTCAGCAGATAGAAAAAAGATGCGGTTCATAAAAGAACAACACCCTGAGTTAGACATAAGATTTATCTTTAGCAACAGTAGACAAAAAATTAGTAAAAAAAGTAAAACAACATACGGAATGTGGTGTGAGAAATATGGTTTTAAATATTCTGACAAACATATTCCTAGAGAATGGTTATGAGTAATTTGAGAACAGAAACAAAATATATAGTTATACACAGCAGTGAGTCTTCTCCAAAAGAAAACTTTGATGTGAATGACATAGATACACAACACCGTAAAGACGGTCTATTTTCTTGTGCATTTCATAAAATAATTAAAAGAGATGGCACAGTGCAAGACGGTAGAGACATGCAAGTAGCAGGAGCTCATATCGCAGATGGTAATTTAAAACTATCTAATAAAAATTCTATCGGTATCTGCCTAGTAGGCGGAAGAACCATAGACAATCAACCTGATTGTAACTTCACGTTCAAACAGTACACCGCTTTGGTTAAACTTATAAAAGAGTTGAAACAGAAGTACAAGGTTGATGTAGTAGGTCACAGAGATGTGGCTGACTCCGTATCTCCACACTTTGATGTATCAGAGTTGTTGAGATAGTTTGTTAGGTGTAACAGAGAAGCGAGAGTAGATACTGTTACACCTTACATTTAACCCAAAACAATAAGGTAAAAAATTTTATGCAAAATACAGAAAGTGAGTTTTTATATCATACGTCATGTGATAATTGCTCTTCTTCAGATGCAAATTCTGTTTACTCAGACGGACATGCTTTCTGTTTTTCTTGCAACACAACAACCAAAGGAAACGATTTGAATAACCCAGTATCAACAGAAACCAGTAAAGAATTTATAGAAGGTAGTATTACGGAATTAACAAAACGTAAAATTAATTACAACACAGTTCAAAAATTCAATTACCAATCTGGTGCGTGGTTTGGCAGACCTTGTCAAATAGCAAATTACTATAATAAA